GAGATTTCAGCGAACAAGTGCGCCCGCAATGTGTGGATGTCGCTCATTTGGTCCTCTTTCTGATTTGGCGATTGAGTACGCCGATAAGTTGTAGCGTTTGGGCTATCTCTTTGGGCAGGCGGTGAACTGTGTTGCGCCTCATGTTCTCAGCGCGTGTGATGCACTCGACTGAATCAGCGGTTATCTGCGCTGGGTCGGCAGTCTTGCGGCCAGGCTTGAACACAACAATGTGACCAGTAGGCACAGGGCCATTTGCAGCTACCCACGCCAACTTATGAACGGGCTGCCAGTCATTACGACGCACGCTGGTATCGCTGATTTTTTCCACCAAGTTTCCGTCTTTGTCGATCACGCGAGTGCCAACCGGTTGCCATGTTTGAGGCTTGCGGCCCGCGGTGAAGCGCGTAGGGCTTTCTCCGTTCATGCCCTTCTTGCCCTTGTTGAAAGGGGTTGATCCTGGCTTGAAGCGCGGGACCGCCTCGGCCATGAATGAGGCTGATTTCTTCGCGCCCATTGACCTGGCCTTTAGCCCTATAGCCTTGGGCGTCTTGCCAAACATCCGGCCTAAAACATCATTTGATGTTTCTGGATAGAGGCTCAGCAAAGCCGCTTCGGAATCTTTTGACCAGTGCGGGGAGCCCATCATTGCGCCCCCACTTCAAGCACCCCCGCCCGGAATGCAAGCGCCACCGCATGGGCTGCGTTCTTTGCTTTGAGCTTGTCTCGTAACACTATCCGATAGTCTTTGATGGTGTTGACTGTCACACCAAGGCGGCGCGCAATCATCTTTTCAGTCAGGCCATCGGCAATGAGTGCCAGCACGGCCTTTTGCTTGTCGGTCAGGTTGGTCATGCTGAAGCCCTCGCATCAATGGCATAGCGTCGGCTTACTTCCCAAATGCTTGCGGCTTGGATGTACTGCGGCTTGGCCGTGAATGGCTCAGCGTTGGCCGATGCAAGGTTGTTTGTAGCTTTGGCAATCTCGACACGGATTCGGTGTTTGGCCTCGTCCGTCATCTTGATGCCGAGTTGGTGTGCCTTCTCGCGAATGGATGAAGCTGACCGGCCAGGAATGAAAGCCACGCTGCCCACGTTCCCGTGCTCTGGGTAGTACCTGTGCAAAGCCGCGATTTCCTCGGGCGTCCATGCGTTGCGAATCTTCATGTCAGATCCCCCAAGGCCGGTGCGGCCATGAATCAAAGCTCACTGGCCTATCGCCTGCCTCAGCCTTGAACTGTTGCGTATCACGATCAAACCAGAGGTGAATAATTGGCTCGTCTTCACCGTTGCGCTGCTTGGAGCACAGTAGAACCGCGTCAGGCTCCTTAGGGTCAAACGCCTCGCTGCACTTGATTGCGTTTTCCTTGGCTTTGTTGCGCCAATGAATGAGCATGTTGTCTACCTGATCGGTAATAGCGCCCGAGCCTTTGGCGTCGAACTTCCCCGGCATTTGGTCCTCATTCGGAAGCTTCTTGATGTGGTGAATCAGGTGGATGTGCATGTCGTGGTCTTTGGCGATAGAGCACAACTCATCAACCAAATACTTCTGCCCGTTGTAGTCGTCCTCCCCCTTTACGCACTTCATCAGCGAGTCGATGAACATGTGCTGAATGCCCAACTCCTTAGCGCAGTATCGGGCCACCGAAACCATCGTTTCGGGGTTCGTTGTGCCGAGTTGGTCGTATATCCACATGCGGCCATCAGTCCAATCACCGAACTGCCGAACTACGTCTTTGTAGCCCTCGATCAACTCCACTTGGTCATGGATGTGTGCCGGGGCCATACCTGACCACTGGCGAGCCATCCGCTCCAATGTCTTGCGCGGCTTCATCTCAAATGAAGCGATGCAAATGCTCTGACCTTGCCCCATGAGCGATAGGCCAGCCTGGCCCGTTATAAGGCTCTTGCCGTGCCCATTGATGCCAGCCCATAGCGTCACCTCGCCTTGGCGAAACTGGAACTTGTCGCGCACCTTGTCCCACGGCAGATAAGTGTGCTGCTCAAGGCTTGGTGTGTACATCCAATGAAGCATGTCTTCAATGAACGCCTTGGCTGGCTTTACCTTCTGCTTCGGGTCCGTCTCGAAAAGGTAAGCCGCAAAGTCGATATCGTCAGGGTCGATTACTGTTGCCATACAGTTTTCTCCCCTTCTGCACTGATCCTCAAGCCCTTAACTGTCTTGATGTTGTAGGGGTTACTGATGTCGTGGAACACGGCTTGCACGACCTTTGCCCCTGCTGCAAAGCAAGCCCTGGCCACCTTCTCTGTGCTGTCGTCGTTGGGGCCGCAAACAATGGCCGTCAACCCGATCAGGCAGCGCAGATCAGCCAACTCGATTGCAGCTACATCCTTGCTGCTGAGGTGAATGTCTACCCATCTATCGGCCTGCTCGGTGTACTGGTGGGTCCACTTCTGCATGGGCAGCATCTCGACCCACACCGCAGACGGCTTCAGCCCACTTTTGCGCATGCTCACGAGGTTTTCAACGCCACGCATTGCCACCCCCGGTTAAAATCAGATCAGCCATGTCGATTCCCTTCAATCGGCTGGTTAGAGGCCCGCACCTGTTGACGCAGTGGCGGGTTTCGCTTTTGGTGGCCATCAAATGCCACCCTTGAACTTCGATGCCCGAGACTCAGTGGCCACGGCTTGAACCTTTGTGGCCTCATCTCTACGGGACTGAATGACCTTGTGCGCCCATGCCCAGGGCCTTTGCTTTTCGACCGCCTCGCGGCAGACCTCGAAAATCTCATCATCCCCATACCCAGCATCAAGCAGCGCTATCAGCATCGGGTCGTGAGGGTTCACGCCCATGAGCTTTGCGTCTTGCCTGATCCGCTTGCACAGCCGACCGATTCGGGTTGTTTTGATTTCGATTGCGGCAGCATCGGGGGCGATAAAACCAGCGTCGTCATTCGACGCGTCTTCCTTTCCCTTCCCTTCCTTTCCTTCCTTCCTTCCGCTTTCACGCGTCACTGACGCGTCAGCACGCGTGCTACCTTTTGAATGAGGCGGGGAAGGAATGGCCGATTCCTGCTCTCGGTTATTGATGACTTGATGCCGAGTGAAACCAGGGATATGAGCGTAGGTGCGGCCATCGAATTCATAGAGCACGATCAGGCCAGTGCTTACCAGCTCAGAGCCCAGCGCCTCAATGTCGCAATTGTCCGCAGGCAGGTAGCGCATCTTGAGTGTGCGAGGCTTCCATTCAAGGCGACCTTCGCGGTCAGCCTCACACCACAGTGACACGTAAAAGAGGCGTGCAAGCGGCGTCAAAGAAACGATGTCTTCGGACGTGAAGAACTCGGGTTTGATCGTGCGGATACGCGCCACGGCTTACCCCCTCGCCTTGCGCACAATGCGGTACACCACCAGGCGGCCACGGCGCTTTGACGTATCGAGTACATAGCCTTCAGGGATGCACTCACGAACGCGCTTCCAAGGGCATGTGCTGATGCGAAGTGCCTCCATCTCTCCGATGGTCATGCCGCGCTTCTTCAATTCATCGACGAGCAAGTCGCCTTGGCGCTTGGCGCATTGGGTGTGCTTCATGTCTTGGCTCCGTTTGTTAGGCCACGCGGGCCGCTTGGATTTCCTCAAGTACCGTCAACTTCGCCCCCAGCGCGATCCACTGACTGACTGCAGTGTTTCCGCAGACGTACTCAAAGGCTTTGATGTACTTGGCGGGCAATTCGCGGCGGTCCTTGTTGTCGCTGAGGTAGTCGCTGCGGTGGTTGCTTGGGAGGCCCGCTTTCTCAGCGAGCGTTAGCGTTGTCATCTCCTTCACGCGGCGCAAAGCCCAGCACAGGCGCACAGCATCGCGGTATGAAGCGCAAGCCTTGATGTGCTGATCTGGGACCACTGAAGGCCCATCCAAGCGGCACAGCAGGGGCAGCGACATTTGCCCGTCGATAGAAAAATTCATAGTGATCCCCGCTTGAATCCCCGATTAGGGGCGGCGCAAAGTTGAGTCATGAACACACCACGAATCACCCACGACACATGGGCAGCGACCACGCTCAAAGCGCTGCTAGACCGACTTGAGCGGCAGGCAGCAGAGGCGCTGTACTGGCTCTGGGATATGGACGAGCTATGAAAAGGCCCGCACGCCTGGCCGCGCAAAGATGCGGGGGCATCACTGCTCAGGGAGGAAAAGCAGCCGCTAAAGCGGGACTGCGTAGCCGGGGAAGCGTGCGGGCGGAAAGTCATTTAGGACACCTGCCGCTCTATCTCAGCAGCAACCCACAGCAGGGCAGCGCTGGCAGCATCAAAAGCCAAGCTGACGCCGCGCAGAGCTACCGCGGGCAGGGTGAGCGCGGCGGACAAAATGAAGGCCGCGAATACGGCGCAGATGTGGAGGGCACGCATTCAGGCCTCCGCTTTCTTGCGGGGCTTGGCTTTGGTGTCCAAGTCGCTGAAGTAGCGGATTAAAGGCTCAATGCTCTTGATCGTCGGGTTCGGGCGCTCGCCGTACACCAACTTCTTCGGCAAGTGGCGCTCTACGCCCGCAGCCTTGGCGATCAGCTCCCACTTGGCGGAACCTTCTTCCTTCAGGCGGGCAATAAGTGGTGCAAGTATCTGGCTCATGGCGCATTGTTTCCCGTTTGCGGGAACTTGTCAACCCACTAGCGGGAATCATCTGCGACACCATGATCGAACAGGGAGAAAAGGATAGGCCAGATGTTTAGCCAGCCAAACTATGGGATAGAAGCCATGACAGCCAGAGAGACGCTTGCAACCAACCTGCGTGCGCTGATGGACTCACATCACACCTACAAAACCACAACAGCGATTGAGCAAGCGACCAAAGACAACAGTCTTATGGTTGGCAAGAGCACGGTTGATCGGGTGTTGAAGTGCCAAACAACCCTAAACCTTGACTTCATAGAAGCCATTGCAGCGATCTATGGTCTTGACTCGTGGCAACTTCTGTCGCCTGGACTTACGCCCAAGAATCCCCCCGTACTGCGAAGCATTGGGGAGGCGGAAGATAAGCTTTATGGCCGGATTGCCGAGCTTGCAAAGCAGATTGCCGAACTACAGAAGTAAGAGGGAATCATGAAGCGCAAATCAACAATCGCCATCACAATGCTCCTATGGGCTGGTGCGGGGAACGCTATGACTGGGCAGGAATTGCTTCAGTTGTATGACTCCAACAAGCCTGGCGCACTGCGCTACGTCTACGGCGTTGTTGATGGTGCGTACTACTCGCGGGATTTCATGGAGCAATCGGCAGAGGCCGCCAACACGCAAAACCAATTCAAGGCAGTCATGCGCAACCTTTGGGGGTGCGCATACGGGGCAAACTCCAATAGGATTGGTGAAATTGTGTATGCGTACATCCTACTGAGGCCGGATGACCAAAGATCTTTTGACGCGGTAACTTACATCTCAGCAGCGATTTCAAGCGAATGGCCGTGCCAACACCCTCAACCAGTGAGCGCACCACCTAGCCAGCGATAAGCGACCCATTGCCCACCTACTAGCCCGCGCCACGCGGGCTTTTTGTTGCCTTGTCTACACCACATGCGGGAACTATTTTGTAACAGCTTCCCGTTTATGGGTTGACAGTGTTCCCGTTTGTGGGAACAATTCACCCATGGACAGCAAACACGCTGTCAGCAACAAGGGGTGATAGATGATCCACACAACACTGAACCGAATCCGCGAGCAATCGCCTTGCGCGGACGGTTGGACGAAGCTGCTCAAGCACTTGGGCAAGACAAAGCCGGATGACGAACCTGTTTCGTTCGTCACCATCCTCGAAAGCAATGGCCTTGATGATGCGTTGTGGTGCTGTCGCGCAGAGCCAGAGCAAGCGGCGCTGTGGCGCCACTTCGCGGTCGATTGCGCCGAGTCCGTGCGCCACCTGATGACCGATGCGCGCAGCACTGCTGCGCTGGATGTTGCCCGCCGCCATGCAAATGGCGAAGCCACAGACAATGAATTGTCCGCTGCTAGGGACGCTGCTTGGGACGCTGCTTGGGACGCTGCTAGGGCCGCTGCTTGGGACGCTGCTTGGGACGCTGCTAGGGCCGCTGCTAGGGACGCTGCTAGGGCCGCTGCTAGGGACGCTGCTAGGGCCGCTGCTTGGGCCGCTGCTAGGGACGCTGCTTGGGACGCTGCTTGGGACGCAATGGCTCAACGATTCCGCTATCTCGTGACTGTTGGTCAATGGTCGCCGGTTGCTCAACAGGAGGCGGCGTAATGGGACACGCAGACATAGCACAAAGCGTTCTGACCGAACTGGGCTACGGCGACATGACCGTGCCAGCCAGCAAGTTCAACGATGACGACTGGTATCTGTTCAACCC